ACGAAATTGTGGGCCGTAAATGCCTGCAAGCGTTCCTGTATCAACTCCGTACCGAACCCCGTTATAGTCGGTGTAAGGCGTAACTTTTAAAGAATGTAAATGTCCAGTTACCATCGTAACGCCAGAAGTTACGGCATTATTGTGAGTTGCGTGGATTCCACCTTTATTGCGGTGCTTAACAATTACTTTTTCGTTTAACCAGACAGACCAGCAAGGTTTCCAAGCGGGAAAGTGGTCTCTTAGGCTAAATCCTTTGACGTGCTCATACTGGGGCGCATGGGCTGCTAAGAATGTCTCAAAACGGGCATCATGGTTACCCAAGGGCCAAACCAAGCGGACATTGTGCCTAGCTGCCTTAGCCACTTCCTCAATCTCGCCCATATTGGCTTCACAGGCTTTAAGTTCTTCAATAACTGAAGGCGCTTTGTCCCATCCAATTCTGGCGTGGCGAGAAATACCCCCAGCTCCATCGAAAATGTCTCCATTAGCTATAACTGCGGTTGGCTTCATTTCCGAAATAGCCCAAAGCAATCCTTTATATGCTGTAGATCTAATACCAGGCCAAAAATGGGCATCACTAAATACAATGACTATGCCATTTTCAACCCCTAAATTATGGGTTCTGGGAATTTCATGGGCGCTTACATAGCCTGGCCTCATGATAGTTCCAAGTTTAGATTCAAGCCGATCACGCCTACGTTGAACAGATCTTAAATCCATTCCTATTATTGTTGCGATTTTTCCACAACTTTGATATTTTTTCCAAAGAGCAATGAATTCTTCTTCAGATATTTTTTGTTTTCCAGTCATAAAGTAATTTCTCTAGTAGGTTGATAACTTGGTGTTCCGCAGCATCCAACTCTTCTTCGGTCGGTTTATTTTGTGCGGTTCGGATGAGATCGTGTAGGAATACGTGCAAACATTCATGTAAAGCGGTTGTTGACAATGAATGTTCATTAACTAAGGCAGATCCAAAGTTTCCTACTCTGTAAACTGCCATTTTCGCTGGGTAATCGACAGAGACATCTGCCATTGCGGAGGTGGTTTTATTTGAGCGTTCAAACCTCCACCCTTGTAGTCCAAGTACAACTTGCCAATAGGCGATCTGAGATTCAAAATATCTTATATTTTCAGCACTTGGGAGGTTTTTCATACCCAGTTTATAGCAAACAAATGTTACAATTCAAAGCACTTGACAAATTGTATGCAAGTGCGAAAATAAAGCCTCCATTAACATAAGGAATCAAAATGGGATACTACGGTAAAGAAAAAATGCCTAAAGGTGTTGCCGCTTCTGATCGCTCAGGCGAGAAGATGGGTAGTGAAAAAGGCCCAAATAGCTTAAAAGGCACTCCAGGGATGACAGGCGAGAAGATGCCAAAAGGCGCTAACGCAAGTGATATGTCTGGTGAGCGCAAAGCTAAACTAGTAGGTGGTGTTGGAATCGGTAAAGCCGACAGCATTGGTGCACGTGACGGCTCACACATGGGTAAGAATGACGGTCGTACTGGTGAATTCAACACAGGTTCAAGCGAATCTGAGTGCTATTCACACGAGCGTATGCCCCATATTCAAGATAAAATGTAATAAAACGAAACCCCTAGAGAATTCCTCGTTCTCTAAGGGCTTCTAATCAACACAACTGATAAAGGAGTTGCGATGACTAAGAGCGATTGTAAGGGTTGTAGATATTTTGATCTACAGCAAAATCAAACATTAGGCGCTTGTAGGCGTTATCCCACTTACCAGAATCGTCATCAGAACGAATGGTGTGGAGAGTTTGTTGCCAAGATTACCTCTGGTGTTGGCCCATCAGAGGACTTTTTGTATAAAGAAATGGTTTTTGACGAACCATTAGTGCCTCAAATAAAGCGAGGCAGACCGCCCAAACTTAGTCGGAGGCAAGTAGCATGAAGCCGATTAAAGACAAGATTATCGTTAAACCGATTCAGCGCATCCAATCAACCCTGTACATCCAGACCGCAGAAGCGGATACTTGCGGTTATGTAGTCGCAGTAGGGGACGAGGCAGCGGACGAGGGCCTCAAAATCGGTGACAAGATTTGGTTTGGTACACTAGCCAAAGACTACAAAGACGAATACCTAAAATACCATGACTTTAAAGACGGGGATCAGAAATACCTGGTAATGTCGTGGCAAGATGTGTGTTTTATAGAGGAGCCTGAAAATGCCGTTAATTAAATCAAAACTACAAAAGAATGTAGGTAAAAACATAGAAAAAGAGATCAAGGCTGGTAAACCTCAGAAACAGGCAGTTGCGATTGCCTTGAATGTAAAGCGTGAAGCAGAAAAGAAAGTCAAGAAGAAATGAAGGCCTCTTTAGCCGTTCACTTACTAATTGCGATGGGAATGGATGAGCATTTATTCATGAAGTGGCAAGCAGGAAAGAACCCCAAATCAACCAAAAAAGGCCCAGGCCGTAAACACAAACAAGGAAAGTAAATGTTTAATTTTCAACACGAAGTCCAAGACGTAAATCTCATCATCACCGCTTTAGAGCATAAAGCCCGTGATATCCAATTGTTAATCCAAAAGTTAACAAAAGAAGCTAGTGCTCAATTGCCTGCACAAACAGTAGAGACAACTGTAGTACCATCGACTGATACTCCCGCTAATAGTTAAATCCTATTAGAAATCAATTTCTTATAGCTTAAAACAATATGAGCGCAGGCGCACCAATCGGAAACAAGAACGCATCCAAATCAAGGATGTTTTCTGATCGTCTGCGAATGGTTCTAACGCAAGAGCCACATAGATTGAGGACGATTGCCGAGCAGTTGGTTAGTAAGGCTGAAGAAGGCGAACCTTGGGCGATTCGGGAATTGATGGATAGATTAGAAGGTAAAGCGATACAGGCTACATCAATAGAAAATGCTGATGGATCGCCTATTCTTAATAGTATTCAGGTATCGTTTGTAGCGCCAAATGGATCAGAATGAAATTGCTACCGTCATTAAAAAGGCTGAGTTTCCGCTTAAGTTGCGGTGTCTTTTCGATCCTCCCAAAATCCGTTATCGTGTACTTCATGGTGGTAGAGGCTCAGGCAAATCCTGGGGTGTCGCAAGAGCTTTACTTATTAAAGGGGCTAAGGAGCCACTCCGAGTCCTTTGCGCCCGAGAGTTCCAAAACTCCATATCTCAGTCAGTACATAAGTTACTAAGCGACCAGATTGTTGAGCTTGGATTGCTTGGCTTTTACGAGGTTACCCAAAACTCTATTAGGGGCGCAAATGGGACTGAATTTGCCTTTGTTGGCTTAAAAAACAATCCGCACAATATAAAATCTTATGAAGGCGTGGATATTGTTTGGTGCGAGGAAAGCCAAAGCCTGTCAAATAGATCGCTAGATATTCTCATCCCGACTGTGCGTAAACCTAATTCAGAGATATGGTTTACCCTAAATCCAGAATTACAGTCTGATGCAGTATACGAAAGATACGTATTAAGTCCACCAGAAAATGCCGTTGTCCAACGCATGAATTGGAACGACAACCCATTTTTCCCTGAAGTTTTGGACATTGAGCGCAGAACTTTACAGGCTAGAGACATAGAGGCCTATAACAATGTCTGGGAAGGATTGTGTAGGGTTACTGTTGACGGTGCGGTGTTCGCCCGAGAAGTTCAGAGCGCAGAACTAGAAGATCGCATTACCAAAGTCAGGTACGACCCGACCAAGCCAGTTGTTGCTGTGTTTGACTTGGGATGGGCAGATTCAACATCTATTTGGTTTGTCCAGTTTATTGCACAAGAAATCAGGTTAATCCGCTATGTTGAGGACAGTCAGCAGACAATGTCGCATTACCTTGCGCTGATGCAGACTTTTGGCTATGTTTACGACACTTTATGGTTGCCACATGATGCACAAAACAAAACCATCGGATCAAACGGACGATCAATCGAGGAAATTGTCAGATCATCAGGATTTAAGACCAAAATCATCCCTAGAACTTCTATCGCAGACTCTATTAATGCAGCGAGAACTATATTCCAAAACTGCTACTTTGACCGAGATAATTGCTATGATGGACTCCAATGCCTGAGACATTATCGGTACGAGGTCGATCCAGACACCAAACAGTTCAGTAAAAACCCCTTACACGACCAATATTCACACGGAGCTGATGCTTTTAGGTATATAGCTTTGGGCGTACAGGAAACTAGACCAAAACAACCAAAGAGGGTAAACTATGCTCCACCACAATCATGGATGGCATAAATGGCATTAAATCCACAAGAAACCGATTACGACCCCATCATCGATGAGGCCAAACAATTCTTAAAGTTTGCCAATGATGCAGACACCATGAACCGACAAGAGGCTTTAGAAGACCTAAAGTTTGCATCTGGCGGTGATCAATGGCCTGTTGATCTACAAAACTCCCGAAACTTAGAATCCCGTCCAGTTCTGACAATTAATAAGCTGGATGGATATTGCCGTCAGGTTACCAACCAGCAACGTCAGCAACGACCTAGAATTAAAGTTCACGCAACAAATACGTCTGAGGATGCTGCCGAGGCCGAAGTAATCCAAGGTTTAATCAGGCACATCGAGGTCAATTCCAATGCTGACAATGCTTACGATAACGCTTATAACTACGCTGTACGCATGGGTTGGGGATATCTCCGAGTCGATCACAGATATATAAGAGAAGATTCTTTCGACCAAGAGATCTTTATTGATCCGATTGACAATCCTTTTACTGTTTACATGGACCCAAATTCCATCGCAGTAGATGGGTCAGATCAAGAGCGTTGTTTGATTACAACGATGATGCCCAAAAAGATATTTAAGGAGTTATATCCCGATGCGGATGAGACTTCATTCACGCCAAGAGGCACAGGAGACACGCAAAGCGAATGGATTACAAGAGAAGACATAAGAGTAGCAGAGTATTGGTACACAGTAAGAGAACCCGCAACGCTATATCAGCTTTCAGATGGTTCTACACGGTTTGCCGAAGGTAAGGACTTCTTTGAGCGCATGGAGATGGCGGGTCTATTTGTCGTTAACGAGCGTAAATCCGTTAAAAAGACGATTAAATGGAAGAAATTAACAGCGATTGAGGTGCTCGAGGAGCGTGATTGGCCTGGATATTACATCCCGATCATTCCTGTTTACGGTCGTCACGTTGTAATTGGCGATAAGCGTAAGAAGTTTGGCATGGTTCGTCATGCAAAAGACAGCCAGAGAATGTATAACTTCTGGGTGACTTCATTGACTGAGTCTGTTGCGCTTGCACCTAAAGCAAAATGGATCATGGCAGAGGGTCAGGACGAAGGTCACGAGTTGGACTGGGCTGCTGCGAACATTAAATCGATGGCAACTCTGCGCTATAAGCAGACCGATATTGATGGAAACCCTGCGCCTCCACCGCAAAGACTCCAACCAGAACCTCCTCCAGCTGGGGTGATGGCTGCAGCGCAAGAAATCAATAACGACATGGCAACGATTATTGGAATATATGATCCTAGCCAACAATTGCCTGGAAATATGTCTGGCAAGGCGTTGAATGGTCAGCAAATGCAAGTTGATCTGACTAACTTTGACTTATACGACAACTTGACCAAGTCAATTGCTTATGTCGGCAAGGTAATATTAGACCTAATTCCTAAGATTTACGATACTGAGCGCATGATGCGTATTATTGGGGATGACGGCAAGCCTGAATTGCTCACAATTAACGAGCGCACCGCAGTTGGTCGGGTTAAGAATGACGTTACTGTGGGCAGATATGACGTGGTGATGGAAACAGGCCCAGGCTACAACTCTAAACGTCAGGAAGCGGTTGAGGCGATGATGCCATTACTGCAAGGTAACGAGCAACTCTTTAACGCTGCTGCCGACTTGGTGTTCCGTAACATGGACTTTCCAGGCGCAGAGGTTATTGCCGACCGTTTGGCTGCTCTTAACCCAATGTCTCAGATCGACAAGCACTCTGACATACCGCCCGAAGCTCAGATTATGATCAAGGCAGCGCAAGGTCAGGCGCAACAAGCTCAACAGCAGATGCAAGCTATGCAACTCGCTATGAAGCAACGCCAAGATATTGAGCAAGTTAAGCAACAGGCTGAAACGCAACGTGAATTAATGCGCCAGACTGCTAAAGCTCACAATACCGAATTGATGGCTGAAGCTAGGGTACACGATATAAATACCAAGGCGATCACATCACAGAATAAGAGCGAGATTGAAGCTATCTCTGATCTATTATTGCATCACATGGATACCGCAAGACTTGAGAAAGAAATTGCGATGAGAAACCGTGAACAGTACAGAGCGATTGAAGCTGCGGATCGTTCCATTATGCCGAATCAGTCGCAATAATTGACAGTATAATTACTTTCAGTTATATTGACTAAACCTTACCCATGAGGTACATGGGGCATATTCTTAGGGAAATCCTATGTCTAGTGAGAAAGAAGCATCGTCTATTTTGACGAGCGAAAATTCAGGTGAGTTTTATGCTAACAAATTAGGTTTAGCTACGGAGACGGTAACTGAGGCGGTTGAGAACACTCCCGAGCCAGTTGCAGAAGAACCGCAGAGTGAACCAGTTGCAGAAGAACAAACCAAACCAGTAGAGGAAGGCGAGAAAAAGCCTAATCCAAAACTTGAAAAACGGTTTTCTGAGTTAACTAAGCAACGTGAATTGGCTCGTCAGGAAGCTGAACGAGAGCGTCAAAGAGCTAGTGAATTAGAGGCACGTTTACAGGCATTAGAGAAGAAAGCCGAGCCTGAAAAGGTAGAGCAGACTGATCAAGAGCCAAGGCCGAGTGATTTTACCGATGCCTTTGAATATGCAAAAGCATTGGCAGAATATTCGACTGCTAAAGCGTTAAGAGAGAGAGATAGGGTAGAGGCCGAGCGCAAGGTAAACGAAGAACGCCAGAAGGTTATGACTTCATGGCAGACCAAGTTAGACCAAGCCAAAGCTGAACTACCTGACTATGACGAGATGATTGCTAGTGCTGGGGACATAACAGTTTCCGACCAAGTAAGAGACTCGATACTGGAGAGCGATGTAGGGCCAAAGATTCTTTACCATCTGGCTGAGAATCCTGAAGTTGCACAAAGGTTAAATAGTCTATCACCCTCAAGTGCTTTAAGAGAGATTGGTAAGTTAGAGGCTAGGTTTGAAAAAACCGCAGAAGCGCCTAAGACTACTGTGAAAAAGAGCAACGCACCAGCGCCTATCAATCCGATTCGA